CCCAGCAAAGTATTTCGTACACCTGTTGTAAGAGTTGTTCCTGCATCATATCCTACAGCTACATTATAGCCATTACCATCAAAATTTAATAATCTAAGGGCGCCTTCACCTACTGCTACGTTTCTAGCACCAGTATCTTCTGTAGTTAATGCTTCATAACCTATAGCAACGTTTCTATTACCTGTAGTAAGAGCATCTCCTGCTTGACTACCTAATATTGTATTGAAACTACCACTATTTATACTACTACCAGCGTTATAACCAACAGTTGTATTTGAGTCGCCAGAAGTTAAAGCATCTAACGAGCCTATACCAATACCAGTATTGTATTCTGCAGAAGATAATGTACCAGTAGTACTATGTCCAATAAGCAATGAACCCGAAAAGTTTGTGCCTTCAGACCTAAATGCTAAAGCATTGCTTGTTCCTCCGTATAACTCTGTAAAGTTATCGTTACATATATCAAAAGCGTCTCTTAGTGAACTTCCATTGCCATCATTAGCAGCAGAGCCAATTCCAATGTTTTGCTTAGCCATTTATTTTTTATTTTATTATTTCTATTTATTTTCTAATTCTTTTACTTTAGCAGATAATTCTTGCACAGCTTTAACTAATATAGGAACTAAGTTACTGTATTTAGCTTCAATTCTTTCTTCGTTAATTTCATAGACTAAATCAAGTATTTCGTTTTCATTGTTAGGCATAGCCTCTTGTAATTCTTGTGCTATAAAACCTACGCGTTTTTTACCTTGCTTAACTTCAGACATGTTTTCTGGTCTAAAGTCCCATGTAAATTCTACAGGTCTTATAGTATCTATAAAGTCTAAACCAAACTTACTGTCTTTTATATCTGTTTTATCACGACCATCTGATAATGCTGCAATACTTTGATCAGCACATCTAAACGCGCTAATATTAGCATCACCTAGTGTTATTTCGTTATTAACACCAACTGCTGATGCAGCAGCATTAAAACCTATTATTAAATTGTTGTTCCCTGTGGTTAATGCATCACCAGCGTAACCACCTATTATTGTGTTTTGAATACCAGTAGTAACAGCTACACCTGAATAATAACCTAAAGCGGTATTTATCGTGTTAGCAGTAGAGCCGTTATCCATTGCGAAAAGCGAGTAAGTACCAACAGCAACATTTTGTGATTCTGTACTGTTAGCCGCTGTAAGAGCTTGGAATCCCATAACCGTATTATTGGAGCCAGTTGTAATCGCGTCACCAGCTTCACCACCCGTTATTGTATTTTGTGCACCTGTTGTAATTAATTTACCAGCGTTATAACCCATAGCAACATTATAAGCATCAGCTCCTGCGTCTTGTGTCTGTAAAGCATTATGTCCTACTGCTACGTTTCTACCGTGAGCATCTTCAGTTGATAAAGCATTATTACCAATAGCAATGTTATTACTACCTGTTGTAATAGAATCACCAGCATTTCCACCTATAATAGTATTTTGTATACCTGTTGACATTAATTTACCAGCTTCAAATCCTACAGCAGTGTTAAA